CTTCTATATCTGCGTGTATGTAATCATATCCACTCAAATAAGTGATATGGCGGTCTACCCACCTAAGTTGTGTTGTTGGTGTTAGTCTTCTATTCATGTGTTGCGCTCCTTTAATTTAGCATCAATAGCATTAAAAATTTTTTTCCAATGTTCACCTTCTAATTGAAACGCTATTTTGTAAATTTCATCTTCAGTCAACCCTACCCATTTTTTATTTTGTGATGTGGCGTAGAGAGCTAAACAATTATCCCAAGCCTTTGTTTCGTAATAAATCTTTTCTCCGTTTTCTTCTCTAAACCACGCTAAAGGCTCATCCTGCTCTTGCTTTAGTGCTTCTTCTAGGGCTTCAATAGCTGAATAAAATCTTTTATCAGCCTCCATATTAAAGCCAAAAGGAGTTGTATTTTTCAACGCATCAAGTGCTTGTTTCATTACTTCTTTAGTCATACAAGTGCCTTTAAAACACGTTGGTTTCTACCACTAAAACTTGGTCTGACTTCGCCTGTATCAATGATTAATCCTTTGCGGATCAATGGACGAATTCTGGGAGATATGGAACTTTGCCTAATGTGAGGTAAAGCGTGTTCTATGTCTTGCAATATACAACCATTTGGAAAGGCTTTAATCGCATCTAGGACGACTTTTTCTATTCTACTGACATTGACACTTGCCCCAGCTTCTTTAGACGTTTCTGGGTCTGTAGCACGAGAAAATCCACGACTAACCATTTCGCTCAACTCTTGAAATATATTAAATGTTTTCATAATTTACCTTTATTTATCTTGATTTACTTTAATTTAAATTCAAAATTGGGCGGTTCCGCATAAAGCAGCGTTTCCCATTCTTCAAATGTGACTAGCATATTTGAAATACTGTAGCTAACACAGTAGACCGCCCAAAAACTTAAAAACCAATGTCGTCAACAGGCTTCTTTTCTCTTGGCTCATTCAAGTATGCCCAGCCAGACCAAGCAGGCTCACAAACAGGAATGTTGTCAATCTTTAGCATTGGGCCGTTTTTCGTTTCAATGATTGACCCAATTCGTTGATAGCGGTTCTTTTCCTGACCAGATTGGTCTTTGTACTTACCGACTACAGCTGTGACTTCTTGCGTTACTTTAGACATTTATTTTCCTTAATTTTTCTATTTTTTCATTTACTTCTACTAAAAACATAACTACTTCATTCTGCAGTTTCTTTGCGTAATCCTCATCTAGCTCAATGCGCTGAATAAAGAGTTGTAGATTATCAGGCAATCTAGGATCATAACTCACAAAATCGCACCACTTTCTACCTGTACATAGCATCTGCCAAGTCATTTGAGTAATGTACTTTGATTGCACTTTTTGAGACAAAAGTGTATCCAAGTGCGTGCTGGTATTTGGGCATTTGATTTCTATGAGTCCGTCATTATCAACCAAACCATCAGGGGATGCTCCAGCTTGTTCAATCTTTGGATGTACAACAAACCCAATCTGGTTGACCATGTTGCCAGTTTTCAACTCGTATTGCGCTCTTGCAAGTGGTTCTGTCTCTGTGCCCCATGCCATCGCAGCATTTGTAAAAGATTCCGCTGGTTTGCCAGTCAAAATCTCGCAAATAAGTTGCGCCTCGTAATTGGCACGACTGGCAGAGTAACCTGACTTTGTTGTGGCAATAATGTCCGCAATTCTGGATGCGGTTACTTTTCCGCAACGTATGGCAAACCATTCTTCTGTGCCTTGTTCAATATCATTCATCTACACCCCCATTTATGCCTCTAGGCTCAATTTTCTTAAATTCCCTCTCAACCATCATTGCATCTGCAACTTTGTATGAAAGTTCAATAACTTCTTTGTTAATTGTTTTGCGCCCAAAGATAATCCCGATCAACGCTTGGGATGCAAAATAATCTCTTAAATCCATTCTCAAAAGATTCTCTTTCATTTGTTACCCTTTAAGTTTCTTTTTACATTCGTCTTTCTTACCTATAAGTTTCTTTTGCCAGTCTTTGTCCCCATCTGTTGCAGCTATTGCCTGCACAAATGCTTTTTGTAATGCATCAATTGATACACATTCTTCAAACAAAGCCATATAGTCAGCCATTTCTGACTCATTTACATTTGATTCAGGCTCTTCACCTTGGGGTAAGTCTTCACCAGCATAAATGTATAGACCGAGACCATGCAATGACAATGATTTAGTCATGCACCGCATAATGGCAGTATTAACCTGAAACGCATCAGGGTTAATGATTGCCTTATTCCTGTGATCCATAACTGGGAGCTGACAAGTCATTTGTTTGCCAAAAAGCTGAGTTGTGACAAACACCATAGCAGTTCCGTTGACTTCCATGAAACACTTGTCGTTGAACATCTGTACGTCCCATGTAGCGCCTGGATCAGCCTCTAGTGCCTTTGCCCATGCCCACGCCCATGATAGGTATGTCAGTTGTCCTTTTTTCTCTGTGTGGTCGTTTACATTAAGTTTGAGTAAGTCGTTGATAGTCATACAACCCCCAAATACATTAAAGTAAACGTGAATACAAACATGATTACGCAAATCAAACAGATTAATTTATCTTCGTTATCCATATCATCCTCGAAATTGGGTTGTGGGGTTGCAGGAAATGCCTCAGCTAATGTGCGAGGAAACGTACGAGTTGTTTCGTTGCCGTTGTAGGTAAATTTAATTGTCATCTTCGTCCCCCATGCAATTGTCGCAACCAGGATGATCGGGGTCTGAGCAGATTGGATTTGCTCTCAAAATGTTGTATTGACGAGCTTCCCAAAAGTCTTGCGCTTTGAGTTCTCTAATATTATCGTCTTCTTCAAAATAACTTCTATTACTCATAATGTGTCCTTAATTTATCTAATGAAGTATCAGCGTTGTGCTGATGATTGAAGTGTAAACGATAATTTACCCGTTGACGCAAAAAAACATCAAAAACAATAAAATAATTTGACTTTGTAAATAAATGTATACAATAAACAACATGGACAAACAATATTTCGTAAATAAAGCAGGAACACCAGCAAAACTAGCAAAGTTGCTTGGGGTAACTAGACAAGCTGTTAACAATTGGCAACAAATACCTAAATTAAGAGTATTTCAATTAAGAGTTTTGCGACCTGAATGGTTTTCTGTTATTAAGTAAGGTATAATCCAATCCGTCTAGAGTGGCATCTGGGCGAAAGACTGGAATCGTTGAACCCCATAGTTTTCTGTGCGGTCTTGTCAGACGACAAGCGAACTTTTGATTCCAGTCAATCGTTTGTTGTTGCTCTCGCCAAGAGCCAAGACCGCAGAGTGAATTATGGGGTTTTTGCTTTTGGACTACACAATGCGGTACGTCGGTGGTTGTGTCTGAGATACCCTGTAACACGAGCGAACCAAAGCAGGGAACGTGGGCGAATAGTTAGAGCGTGGTGGTTGAAATAGTCTGACTTAATGCAATGCGACGAGATGGCTCCATAAAGCACTTATCCACAGGCATAGAGCGAAACTGGCATTTTGATGCGGTTAGGCTATGCTTTGCTCTAAGATTCACCAAAAGCACCATTGAATACAGGGGAAATACATGAGAATATGCAAATGTGGTGGGATAACAAAAGAATTGCAGATAAAGATTGGTTGGAAAATAAAATGTACCGCTTGTGGTTGGTTAACTTTAATAAGGATAAATTATGACATTTGAAGATTTTTGGAAAGCCTGGCCTCGTAGCTCACGCAAAGGAGGTAAGTCAGAATGTTTGAAAAAATGGCAGAAATACTATTGTGATGCGTGTGCCGATCAAATAATAAAACACGTTGAGTGGATGAAGACCACTAACGATTGGCGCAAAGACAACGGAGCATTTATTCCTGCGCCCCTTGTGTACTTAAACCAACAGCGTTGGGATGGAGCTGAGATACCTGAAGTTTCTACAATGGTTCAAGAACGTGATCCTTACCTTGTTAAACTAGATGCAGAAAAGGCAAAAGCCGTCCCTATGCCTGAACATATACGTCAAAAAATTATGGAGATCAGACGTGGAAATTAAAACAATATGGCAACCAGTACCGCCTTGGCCTGAGGGAACTGTTTTAAAAGAGACTAAATATCCTGTTGCGGAAAGATTACCTAGACTGCCCTCAGAGGTGCGTGTTCTTGCTCCTCGGTTCTACAAGTCTATTGGCTATCGCAATTCAAACGAAATGAGAAAGTGGATTGTCAATGGATGAACCTTTTGACCAAATGTACGATGAGATTGTGGAACTGTACGCTCACCTTGCCATGCAACCTGGCTGGGTAGAATACATCAGGGATGCAGTACGTCAAAAGATGCAAAGTAACGCATTATTTGCAAATTTGGCTGAAGATGTAAAAAATACGATACATAGGAAGAAAAATGAGACGAGCAGCACGAGTTGACGAAAATCAAGCAGAAATAGTCAAGTCTCTTCGTGATGCTGGGGCTTATGTGTATTACATCAAAGAACCTTGCGATCTTCTCGTGGGGTATGAGGGAGAAACTCTACTTATGGAGGTAAAGAACCCTGATAGTGCGTATGGCAAAAAAGGGTTTAACGAGAACCAGCTAGACTTTGCTGAAAACTGGAAAGGTGGGCCGTTTTGCCTGGTTGATTCAGTTGAAAGCGCAATGCGTATGCTGAAACTTATGTTGTCAAAACCATGAAATTTAAATTAGAAAATGAAGAACAAGCCAAAGCGTTAATGGTCAGAGTTTGGCCTAAAGTTTTAGAGGCGCTTAAAGTTGGCAAACAGCTTGATATGGAAATTGTGGATGCAGTTAGATCAGACGACCAAAACAGGTTGTATCACGCAATAATTGCTGATATTGCCCATCATGCTACACATCTTGGAGCTAAATGGGATGAAGAGAGTTGGAAGCGTTTTTTAATAGACCAATTTGCCTCAGAAACAGGGCTTAGAAGCGGTAAAGTTGTACCGAGCTTAGATAGTCATCGGATTGTGCAACTGGGTCTCCAATCTCGTAAATTTACTAAGGATCAAGCATCACAGTTTGTGGAATGGCTATATGCTTGGTGCGCCCAAAACGAAATTGAGCTTGATGTAGATAAATGAATCCAAATCCAAAACGTCAATATATCCGCAGTCGTAAGTTATTGGATAACTGCCAATATCTGAATTGCGCCATGTGTGGAGTAGATGATGGCACGATTGTTGGCGCACATTCCAATCAAGGGGCACATGGAAAAGGTAAAGCTATAAAAGCAGATGACAATATGATCGCTGCGTTATGCCATGTTTGCCACATGGATTTAGACCAAGGTTCTATCTACAGCAAGAAAGAACGTGAAAGGCTCTGGGATAGAGCGCACCTTAAAACAGTTTACTGGCTAATTGAAGCTAATTTGTGGCCTGATAATGTGCCTCTACCCCAAACCTATATAGACTACAAGAATAGTCTTATTTAATCGGATGTGCCTTTTCCATAGGCAAATTCTCATGCTTTTTGAGCTTGTCTTCTAATCTGTGCAACTCGTGCTCAGTTTTCTTTTCATGTTCCCTTAAAACCACATAATGTGATTTGGGTGACTTGTATTCTTTTCCTTCAATTTTAAAGTTTTTCATGCTATTACCTTGCCTTCTTTAAGTTCTGCTATTGTTAAACCGCCTGTGTATTGAAAGTGCGCCAGTTCTTTAAATGATTTCCATTTACCAGCCCACTCTAGTCCTGATTCTTCTCCAAGTTGCCCTATCTGTGCCCAAACTGGATGTGATCCATCCCAGTCTGGTTTACCATTAACCACAGGCACAACATCCACAGCGCAACGATGATTGTGAAAAGAGTCACCTCCCCTTGCATTTGTGACAATCTTGCCCTCAGCTGTGCGTCCTTGAGCATAAAGAGCATCCTGACTTTCATAATCACGATATGTAGAAGTAACCAAGATGTCGATGCCATTATGCTGACAAGCCTTAATAAAATCTTCAACTCTTGCTTTAACTTGCGGAAGTAGATCATCTAAGTTTCTTGAATTAATCATTTTGTTGGTTGTGAGTTATGTAACATTGCATCCTTGGCTTGTGAGCCTGCAGAGCTACCAAAATAAAAAGACATGATTGCCGTCCATGCAGTCCCAAGCGAACCCAGCATTAAAAGCAAAGCATCAGATGTTTTAAATGTCTCCATCATCAGCCCTACCAATATACCAAAAAATCCAAATGTAACCAACACAGCTAAAACAGGAGGTATAAAAGAATGGGTGCTTTGCTGCAGATCACGAGCAGATTTCCTGTCCTGAACTGCCATTTGTTCAAAGTTCAAACCCAATTCTTGCGCTTTAGCTTTCAACGCAATCTCAGCCTGTTGTATAGATGCAACTTGTTCGGCAGTTAATTTACTGTCTTCAATGTTCTTTTGAATGTCCTCAGACTTCATTCCTAGCGCAGATTCAAGCGCAGATACCGCCATACCCGCAACTGGAGTACCCAGAGCTGAGGCAATTGTTGGTGCTAGTTGTTCAATCGTTTTAAGCCAATCCATATCAGTCCTTACAATATTTAGGCCAATAGCCTGTCTGTCTGAATAAGTGCTCACATTCTGCGTTTATTGAGTCGTCATAATAGTGTTTCATAAACATGATGTGCCAGTCCTGTCCGCTTTTCTTGTTTTTGTAATCTTGATTAATCTCATACATCAATACTGCAAATGTGAGGATGACCACCAAGACCGCAACACAAATTGCAATTCTAATATTCCACTTCTCCAGCCGTTCAGCTCTTCTTCTTTCGTTAGCTTGTTCTTTTTTTTTAATATAGCGTTATGTTTTGCTTGTTCTGTCGTTAATTTTTGACGTTCCGCTACAAATTCTGTCCATACAGCACCGAGTTCTGGAGGGGATTCATACACCAACATTTGCCTTAAATCGTATTCAGCCTGTTCTAATTGCTTTCTACGCAATACATTTTCTAGTGCAATAGCTTGTAATGACTTACCTTTGGGGGGATTCTTTTTCTGTTCTTCCGCTTCCTTGTGCGCTTTTTCTTGATGGTCAAAGAAATTACCAAGCGCACCACCCAACTCATTGACAATCTTGACTACTTCACCACCAGTAGATTTAATTTCCTTGTAAGCAGCCACTCCGCTTTTTACAGCAGAGAAAGCCATCATTGCAAGGGTAAAGGGGTCGATTTTATTTCCCCGTCAAGTAATGAACGATAAAACCAATAAACGAACTAACAGCAGATACCACCATCATGCCCACCCAAAACCCACCTTTGGATCGGTTTGCAAGTTCAACCAATTGGCAAACAGAAGCCTCAAGTTTGTCGATCTTTTTTTCAAGAGTTTCAACAGTTGCGACCAATTGGCCGTACTTAAACATGTCAATTGGTGATTCTGTGCTCATGGTTTCAATAGGTCTTTAATTGGAATAAATCTGCTTTGAGCATTTTCAAAGGCTTGTTTTTCTGCTTCAGCCTGGGTTTTAATAGTCTTTTTAGCTGTCATTTTTTCAAGATAGTGGCTTGTTGCAAGAGCAGGCAATCCCATGCCATGACCAGCAGTTACTGTTTCAGCAACCACTGGCAATCCCTTATTAACAATAAATTCACCTACTTTTTGACCAAGTTTTTTTTCTACATTTATTTTTTGAACCGCTGCACCAGGATAACCAGTATTGGTTTTAAAAATATGTACAGCATTATGATAATCTCTTATATTCTCCATTTCCTCTGAAGAAAATAATCTATTCATCACTTCTTTATTGTCATTCAAAAATGTAGTCAATTTTTCAGGTGTTTTGTCAGACATCTGATTTAAAAAATGAGATTTAATTTCACCAATAGCTTTTTGAGCTTTAGGTTGCAATTCATCAGGCATACTTTTTAAAGTATCAATTACATGAGTAAATTGATCCACAGGCATGCTAGTAATGTTTTGAGGTATTTTCTCAATTTGTACTTTTCTATTTATGCCATTTGGTCCACTAGATTCCAATATATTAGATATTCCTTTTGGGTTATCTAATGTATTTTTTCTTAGTTCAACTAATGCTCTAGCATCTTTATAAAGTGGTGTATCTCCACCAATAGTGTCTAATACATCAGCATCAACAGCTTCTTTTAATGCCCTATGAATACCAGCATTTCCTGGTGACCAAACATTTTTACCATTAAGCCATTTTCTAAATTGTTCAGAAATATGAGCATTAGTAGGCAATAAATTACCATCTTCATCAAGCATTTTAAGTTCTTGAAGTTTTGCTTTTGATGCTTCAGCTAATTTTGAATTTTCACCTAATGGCAATAATGTTGGATCATTTAATACTTGATTTATATGGCTAGTAAAAACAGGAACAGATTTTCCTTGTTCATCTCTAGCATTGTAAATCTCACTTGTCTTTTTATCAAAATAGTTTTCTAAATCTTTTAGAGGTTGAATAATAGTATTTCCTCTTTTATATATTGAAGATTCATCAAGACCTAATGTTCCACCAGTATCTTTAACTAATTTTTGTTGATAAGCATTAATTCTATTTTGCTCATCAGCAAATCTTTCAGCCAAGTAATTACCTAGAGCTGTATCAGTTTTGGATGTCTGGTAGTTTGTGGCTCTTTCTTTTCCTTTACCTTCAATAGCAGATAAATCAGCCTGATGATCTTCACCCAATATTTTTTGAGCTGTTTTAGCTCTAGCATATTGCTCATCCAATGGCAGACCAGCCTCACCATAATGAACTTCTTTAAATTCTGCATCTGGAGTTGTAGGTTTGGCAGTACCCAAGTCTTGTACAACTGCTGGAGCATTATCTTCTTGTATAACTTGCTGAGTTGTTTCTGCACCAGTTGGGTTAGCTTTTTTCTGTTGAAAATCTTGTTCTAATTGCTGAAGATTCTGAGTAATTTCAGGAACTTGTTTTTTCTCTAATTGCTTTTGAAGTTCAATTTTGACTTTAGGAACTTTCTGACCTATAGCTCCAGATATTAATTTAGCTTCCTCAACAACAGGCTTTGTTACTGCCTTAACAACAGGTTTTAATTCTGTTCCAATTTCAGGAATAGCAAAACTTGCTGTAGTAAGCATAGCTCTTACATCTTGAACAGGTAAACCAGTTTTTTGAGCAATAAAATCTGCACCTTTATTGCCATATTCACCTATTACTTGTGTAATTTTGTTAGTTAGTTCTTGTTTATATGCGGGGTCTTCAGTAACACCAAACAACTTACCAAATGGCTTTTCAAACAAAGAACTAACTTTTTGGCCTAATTCTTCAGCTTTTTGCGGAGACATCTGATTAACTCTAGCTCCTATTTGTGCCATATTTCCAAGAACAGTAGGAACAGGAGAATAAGCCACATCAGCAAGAGATGCCAAACCTTTACCTACATCACCCAAAAAGCCTGTAACTCTACCTCTTGGCTCTGGAGGAAGAGGTTCTGCATAAGTATCTAAAACAGCTTTATGCAAATCAAATGGATGATATATTTCTGGAGTAGAACTGGTTTGAGTCACAGCATCAGCCATTGGCTGAGTTGGATTAAAAGTAGTCATGCTACTTTTCTTTGGTGCAATTATGTCTTGTGCAGTTTTGGGTTTTTTCCCATATACCTCATCAACTGCATTATTTAACTCATCTAAACTTAGAATAGCCATTATTGACCACCAGTTACAAGTGAATAAATTTTGTTATATCTTGTGATTAAGTCAGCATAGCCCTTGGACTCTGGGCCACCCACCTTATCCACAATCTGCCTAATCTCTGTTTTGTCTTTATTTTTTATAGCATCATAATATTTCAATGCATCAATGTCAGCAACTGAAGACCATTTTTCTGTGTAATCTCTGCCTGCTAATGGATTGTTTCCTGCCTTTTTAATAGCATTACTCATTCCTAATCCATACAAATCTATCCCAGTAGTTAATGCTCTATTAGTTCTAGCTGTAGCTTTAATTGCATCTGAAGTCCAATTAGTAGTTCCAATTTGCTCTTGAGCAATTGATCTTCCTTGATCTGTGCCTAAACCAGCTTGTTGTGCAAGGTTTCCAGTTTGCAAAGCCATAAAATGACCAAGTTGTTGGAGATTACTTGCTTCATCAGCTTTCCAAGGTATTCCTGCATAACCACCACCCAATTTTGCAATTGCTTGAGCACCCACACCAGTAATAGATTTATCAGCCAAATCAATAATTTGGTTATAGTTATATGTGCTTTGAGGAACAGTTTGCCTTTGAGCAATAGTATCAAGTTGCCTTTTTCTTTCTGTAGCAACTGTTTCAGGTGTCTCATAAGGAGCTAATCTAGATGGAGCATTAGCTGGAGGTTGATTAATTGCAGGCTGAGTATTGCCTGGTTGCATATTACCTTTTTGTGCTCCACTAGGCTGAGTAATTTGATTTTGATTAACTCCAGCAGGAATAGTAACTTCACCAAGAATCTGACCTTGTGCATCTTTTACATAAGCAGTGGGATTATTATTTTGGTCAACTCTACCTGTAGCCTCATATCTTTGACCATATCCTAATGGGGCAGGAGTCATTGTAATTGGAGTACCAACTGCTGTTCCAGGAGCTTTACCAGTCAATAATTCATTACCCATAACTCTAGGAGTAATTGTTCCTCCTTCAGTTGTCATAGTGGCTGATGGTAGGAGTTTGTCCATTGCCGCTTCAGCACTCAAAGAATTAGTAGCATGTTTTGCAATAAATGCTTTATTTTCTAAAGTTGTTCCACCAGTTGGTAAATTCTGTAATGCCAAGTTAATAGCTTGTTGTGGTGCTCCAGCATCTGTCATTGTCTTCATAACATGATTTTTAATATCATCTGCTGTAACTTTAGGTTTTTGTAATAATTCAAGCAAATTTCTAGATGAATTAGCAAGATGTTCTCTAGCATTTTTAAGTTGTTCAGAATTTAAACCTACTAATGCTTTTGCAGATTCTGCTTTTTTTTGTTCAATTTCTGGGTCTAAAGTAGCTTGTGCTTTTTTTGCTTGAACTTGTGAATACTCTAAATCAGCTTGAGCCTTTTGCAAAGCCAAAGGATTTAATTGTTGTGCTTGTTGAAATTGCTGTGCAGATGATGCAGTGTTCATCATGTCAGCCAAACTTGTTCCTTTAACAGGAGTAGTTGTTGGAGGATTGATTTGTGCTATTGGAAATGATTGAATACCCATATTAATCTCCACTTGTTCCTGTGCCAGTATAGAAATTACTTAATGAAGTACCACTAAATCCACCAGTATTAGTCATATAGTTATAAGGTACATTACCCATTGAATTAGTTGCTCCAGATTGATTAGCTGGATTCAATATAGATGCCAAAGTCAAACTAGACCCAATATTACTAAGTCCCTGAGCATTTGCCGCTGCAGAACCAGTTATGCCTGCCGCCTGAGCATTAGCCGCCCCCACCCCCAAGTTAGATATGTTTGTAGCATTTCCAGTAGCTAAGTTTGAAAGATTAGCTAGGCTCTGTTGACCTATTCCAGCCACATTTGCTAGTTTGTTATAAATATTACTTTGTTGTGCTTGGTAATTATTAAAAGCCTGTTGGTATGCATTAGATGCATAATCTTCAGCAAACTTAGTTCCTGCAATTCCAATGTTAGAACCACCACCACTAGCATTTAATCCTTGACTTTGTGCTCCCAAACCTTGGTTAAGCATAAATTGATAGTTAGGAGCTAAATTGCTTTTAAGTTGTTCTGGCCCAAAAGCCTGTGTCAAACTAGGCAATTGAGCTTGTAATTGAGAAAGTCCTTGTGCTCCAGTTTGTAAATAAGGATTAAATTGAGGAGACAGATTTTGGTAATTTTGTTGCAACTGTTGTTGCCCTGCCCTTGCCGCATCTGCTTGTGTGTTGGCCGCTGCAGTGGCCGCATTAGCCTGCCCTTTACTGCCTGCATAGTTGATTGCCGCCCCTGTAACAATTGCCGCTCCTAGTACCCATGACATAATTATTCCCCTTTTAAGGTTTGCACCTTTAGTTGATTATTTGAGTCAAACAAAGCTAGTTCATCTGGCTCAATTAACTCTTTTTCTATTTTATCTAAATTAGTCTTATTAGTCTTGTGAAAAGTAATACCAATTGCATCTGTAATTGCCAAAGTGACTCTTTTTGTGCCAGGCTTTGAGCAAATTACATCACCAGGATACAAATGGCGCATTCCACCTTCGCTCCAAGCAATAATCTCACCTTTTGCACATAAGAAAAAATGATCTTTTTTGTGAACTTTACCAACTATCAAAGTGCCTGCTGACCTAGTCAATTTTCTGCAATACATACCACCAGAAAAATAATGTTCAGTTTCAAGTTTTGCTTGAGGCATTTGCAAAATTTCAGATTGCAATTTATCAATTTGTTCTCTAGTTGGAACATTAGGAATATCAATTAAATTCAAAATGTACCCCCTGAAATACCACCTAAAGCAGTTAAAGTGCCTTTTACAATTTCATTTCCATCAATTACTGAGTTGCCTGTAATTTCTTGACTACCTTGAATTGTTTGTTGCCCAGTTTTTACGCTAACAAAATTAGGACTTTGCAACCAAAGCAACCAAGGCAAAGCAGGCTGACCAGAGCCAGGATCAATAAATGGCACTCTAGGCCAAATAATGTTACCGCTAGAACTAGACGTAGCCATTAGTTTTCACCAACTTCCGCTTTAAGGTTGGCACTTACAATCACAGCTTTTACTGGATCACTAATACTAACCTCATAAATTCTGTCCCTAGCTTGCCCTAATCTTCTCCAAATTGCTCTGTTCCTATATTTACCAACAGCTCCAATTGTGCACCAATGCTCATTGGAATAGGTAGAACCACCATCATTTGACCATCTAAGCATGGCTTGTGGATTATTACCTTGACCAGTTTCTAATCCAACTCCAGGTTGAAACTGTATCTGTAATTCAGCAAAATATTGTCTTTGCAAATCTGATACCAAATGTGGGCATCTTCTAAGCCTTCTGATAGTATTTCCTGCCTCTGTATATACAGCATTGTCTAGTTGGTAGATTTGACCATTTTGATAATCTCCAACCAAATAAACATTATTAAAAATAGCCCCACAATTTGATCTATGTCTATTAAATTGTGTTCCATCCCAAGCCAACCATTTATGCCACATTTCTGTAGTTAAATCGTAAACCCATGTAATATTAATAGTTGGAAATGTAACCACATAAAATTCATGACCATCGAGCTGATATGTATAAGCAATAGCATCTGCTATATATTGGTTCATTAAAGTTTGTTCTACAGCATGGGTACTTATTCTTTTAAAAGAATAGCCCTGCATAACACCAATAATGTTTTGACCTCTATAGTCTTGGCTAACAAAAGCAAATTGTTCACCTAATCTAGCAACTGAAAAAGGCGCTGCTATACCATGCTGTACAGATGTTCCTGTAACCCTTTGAAATGGAAAACTAATAATGCCAGGTATTACATTTCCTACATCTGTCCACATTTCAGCAGTAAACTCACCAAGTAAAAATACTTGTCTGTGATCTACGATTAAAGATACAAGTGGGTCTGGAGCACCATCTTTAGCACCATAATAAGCATTAGAAGATGTTACTAATCCCAAGTCTGTGGCCGCCCACAATTGTGTTCCAGGTTGGTTGTAAATAATGTAGTTATCCACAACATCACAGACATTTGCCCCTTTCCACGGCCCATCTGAACTTGGCAAAATATTAAAAGAATTTGTAAATGCTATCCAATAATATCTATTTGCACCATCAACAATATAAGCATTTAAACCTGTATTGCTCATAATATTGTCTGTTATAGAAACATATCCAGTTGAAGTGGTTAATGTCCCTATTTGAGTTGAGACATAACCATTTGAATAAGTAATTGAATAAACAGATGAACCACAAACAATAATTAAATATTTACCTCCTGATAGAGTTCTCATTCCTCTTACTGGAGCATTATTAAGCTGAAGTATTGAAGTAAGTCCTGGAGTTGGATACAAGGCAACTACACCTCTACTACCAGGAGGCTTTAAAGGATCAATCTCAGGATAGAAATTGATGCACTCTTGAGCTTCCTGATAAATGGAAGCCGCTTCATAGGAGGGGCCGACAAAGCCAAAATCAGCCATTATCTAAAGAACCCCCCAGAAAGTATCCAGCCTGCATCTTTTTGTCTTCCAACCAAAAGTGAGTCTGCATAAGTGGAAACAATTGCAGGGTTCATGTTTGTCCTCTTTACTGTAGACTTCCCTTGTGCAGCAAACTTCATAATCATCTGAATTTGTGTTGGTGAGGCTTTGCCATACATAGGCATTAATCGTTCTGCCAGACACCATCTCAAAGCCATGTTGTAACCTTGCGGTAGATTGATATTATCAAATTGTGTTGTAAATCTTTGGAATAGCTGATCTACAAATATGTGCATTTCGCCCTGACTAGGATTAGGCCACACATATATATTACCCAATGTTTCCGTTGGCTCGTAATAAATAGCTTTAGGCCAAGGCCCATTTAAAGTTTTAAGACCAATCATTTCGTATTGTTCAATATTTAATACAGAAACTGGATAATCTAAACCGCCATTTGTAATGGGTTGCCCATTAGAATAAGTGTTAATCCTGACAAAACAAGAATTAAGTCTAAGTGGACGTTGATAATAACTACGAATTGACTCGCTTGTTATAGGAGTTGCATAAGTTGTATTTAATAAATAAGTACCAGCCTCATTTACGTTATTTCCCGCCCCTGTGAGCATTTGAACAATTGTAGTGCCTGCTGTAATGCCAGTTCCACTAAGAGTTTGACCAAGAGATATGCCCCCAGACTGGATGCTAGTAATAGTGAGAATATTATTAGCAATACTTCCAGTAAATGTTGCACCGATTTGACCGCCTGGCCCAATAGTGTATTGAGTTTGACCAGGAGTAATTGGAAATATGATTTCATTTTTATAAAACACCATCATGTCTTCATTAGACCATTGGTCTAACATATCTTGCAACATATCAAAAGCATCTTGAGATGCCTCTGGTGTAGGAACTTCTCCTGCCTCTAATGCACCAATGTCTTTAAGTGCCCTACTAATAATGTCATTAGGAGTTGTCATTGTAAAAACTCCACAACATCACCAGCATTTAATCCTGTTACAAATGTAATAGTGCTTGAATTGGTTTCTGTGTAATTTAAAGAAACAATTTGTTTGCTTCCGTTTACAAAAACTTTCATGCTATTGTTTCCAGTTGTGTAGGAAAGTCCAGTAAATACTGTTTGATTAGCAGTAGCTATTTGATATGACTCTATTCCTGCACTTGGCAATCCACTAAGATTATCCATAGACCAAATTTGAACACCAGCACTTGTTTGTAATACAAATTTGTATGATATTTGACCAGTTAACCAAATTTCATTTGGAGGTCTGCCACTTGCATCTAAAACAATTGGATTCGAATTAGCAACACCTCCTGATGCAGATGTGTAAGTGACAGTAGGTGTTGTTGTTCCTGCTAAATATGTATATAGCAATCCACCAGCTAATGGAACACCATTATTATCAAAAAATTGCCATCCTGCGCCACCAATAGGTGAAAGGTTAACTGCCATATAATCTCCTAATTGGATTGTCTAGAATTGATGATTTAAAGTTTATAATCCAGCAATAATAAAAGCAAATAATTCATCATACCTTACTCCTTGGCGAATAATCTCTATTGCATTAGGAGTGTCTTTTGTATAACGAACACCATTTTTATCTTCTGCTTTTCCATCAACTTCATACCAAGTGTCTGAGCAAAATACTCCATACTTTGTAGGATCAAGACCTTGAGCAATAAATGCAGATTGAACATCTTGAGCAATTATTCCAGAATGAATTCGAGCATTTTCGCCTTTTAATTTAACCGCATCATTAAATTTAAAAGTTTTAATTAATCCTTTTAATGTTTTTGCTACTGCTTGTTCTGCAGTTGTTAAAGAAGCAATTTGTTGCTTTTCATTTTTATCTGAAGTTTGAATTGTTCCATTAACAGCCCAAACACTTGTCCATCTATGTACGTTATCTCCTAAAGTTAAATAATTATCTGTATCAGGAATAAATCTGTCTGTTTTAACTATAACGCCATGAACACCATTTTGAGTTAAAGCAAGTTGACTATAGCTTGTATTGTTAATCCAATTTGTATTAATAGTGCCTAAGTCAATGGTCATTTGCGCTAATGCATTATTAGTAAATGTTCCATCAAATTCATTACCAATATATTCAGCACCTAATACTGTGTTATCAACTTGCATTGCTGCGCCAACAATATTATTAGCAAAATAAAGCCTAGTAGTATTAGAAAATACGCTTTTTGATGAATTTGTACTAGCAATTCTACAATTTGTAATGGCCGCCATCACAACATTGTTGCCACTACCTGTATCGCCAATGCTAAATGCTTTTGTTGTTGTAGAATAGTTTAAGTCACCTTCAAAGTAACAACTATCTATAACAATACTACTTCCACCGTATGAGCCAATTATCATTGGCACATTAATTCCAACATTGGATGTAAATCCACATTGAGAAACTACTGCAGATGTAGGAAAAGTTGTTGTAGGAGAAGCAATTAATTTAATCCCTACATTAGTTCCATATTGAAATTGGCAAGCATCAAAGTTATATGCACTACCACCCATACATTGTGCGCCAAACAAACAATTTGTAAAGTGACAATTTTGAACTAAGCATGAACCAGCTTCATCCAAATACATACCATAAGACATATTAGTGAATTGTAGGTTTGTATAAGAAGCATAATAACCATTGCTTACGTTAATTCCAATAGCATTTGAGCCACTAGCTGCTCCTATAAAACCAATGTTTGAAATGCTAGAAAATTGATCCCCACCAGTATAAGAAATGATGGCACTTGTATTTGACAAGGAAGAACCATTTAATATGGTGTCCTTATAACCAGCGCCATAAATGTTCATACTGCTTGTTAAAGTTAATGTAGAAGTTATTTTGTAAGTTCCAGCAGGAAAATATACACTTTTTGAAGCATTTAAGGCTGCTTGAATTGCTGCTGTATCATCTGTTGTCCCGTTTCCAGTTGCTCCAAAATCATTTACACTTACTGTTTCAGCAAGTTTTTGATTAATTGGCCTATTTACTGCCCCAGTAGAACCTTGGTCATATTTTGGAATTAATGTAGTCATAGTTTGCCTTATGCAATATTTGCTGCTTTTAATCGAACACGAAGTGATTGAATTTCTGCTACTAATACAGCCATAAATTCTGCAGTAGAAAAGTCGCCTTGTTGATATATTGGATTACCTTTTTCATCAACAGCATTAGGTTCTCCTGTAATAGCATTAGGAAATACTTGTTGATATTCATCAGTAATAAAACCCATTGCCTCAGAACCATCTTCATTCCAAGTAAATTTTCTTGGTAGCAACGAATCAATAATTGTTCCGCTATTTGTTAATGATTCAATTTTAGATTTTAATCTTCGATCAGATGTAATGTTGTAGAGAACTCCTGTAGTGCCTGATTGAGAAATAGAGCCAATACCACCTCCGTTATATCCAAAACCAGCATACAAAGCTCCACTACCAGTACCATTTACATGGTTAGCTATAAGCCTACCAGCAAACCCTTCAAGCTGAGAAGAAGTTACATTTGAATAACCAGTTGATGTGGGAGCACCTGAAGCAATAAGACCTGCACAAATAATTTGATTATTGCTGCCAGTTGGATTTGTTGTAGTACCAACCAATAAATTTGATCCATCAAAATATAAATTAGAAGACTGGTTTAAGGTAGTTGTCCCTTGTCCGTAGGGAATATAACCAGTTGTGAATGTGACGCCTGGAGCTTTATTGTTAAAAGTAGTCCAATCTGTAGAACTTAAAGCTCCTCTATTAGTAGAAGAAGCTGTTGGCACATTAAGAGTTATAACAGGTGTTGTTGTTCCTGTAGCCACAGATGAACTTAAATCTGTTCCTGTAGTTCCTAAAGTTAACGCAGCAACGCTTGTAACAGTTCCTAAATTTCCTGTTAAAGCTACACCATTAGCACTTAAAACACCAGTTGAGGGCACAAAACTTAATTTAGTGCTTGAAGTTGTAATTGGATTATTGCCACTTGTTGCACTAACCAAAGTAGGGTAATAAGTAGATGCACTAGAAGTGTTGTCTGTTGTTCCTACATTTACAGCATTTGTAGCATTTCCTACAGTCAAAGTAGATTGAGCTACCCAAACAGGTGCAGAACCATTAGACTGTAAAACATACCCACTTGTGCCAATTCCAAGTTTAGATAATGCTGTGCCAGATGAATAATATGACAAATCTCCTGCTGTATAGCTAACTAAGCCTGTTCCTCCAGCAGTTGTAGGAGTAGTTTTCCAACCAATTACCTGAAGTGTTGATGAATTATCTTTATAGAATAGTTTGCCATCAGTATAGTTAATAGCCAATTCACCACTAACTAAATTGCTAGTAGATGGAGTATTCCCTGTAGTACCAGAGTTATACAGTATTATTGGAGTGTAATTGGTTTGTGCCATTTTTAGATATTAGGTGTAAAAACTTGTGGTTTCCAGGGAGGTACAACTGTTTTCTTTTCTAATGATTTTAACTGTTCTAGCAGTCTTGAGGTAATAATATTTACTCCATCTTTAATAGAAGCATCTTCAATCCATTTTGCTACCATTTCCTCTGTAACTTGCCCAAATGGTATATTCATGATAGGGTCTGTAAAAAACCAATTACCCTCTGTTTCAACAGTATTTGTGTCATCAGATAAAGAGCAATGATACTTAGCATGAGTTATTAACTCATTCTCTGCACTTATTTCAAGGATTTTCCAAACAATTTCCATTTAAAATACCTCTTTTTCAATAATTAATGTATTAGAAAGTTCCACCTTGAACTCCTCCTGTAATAGCATTATTTGTTGCGTTATAAGTTAAACCAGTATTTGTGTATTGAGGCTGACTACCAGTAGCAGAAGCTACAAAAGTTAAATAATTTGTAGTGCCAGACCCTGCAGTTGTGGAAATATTGACTGTTGTAGCAGTAAGTATTCCTGAAACAGTTAATGTTCCAGTAGTAGGAATAAGTTTGTCTGCTACGTTGTCTTGGTTAATAGCCATGATTAAACGTCCGTTGCGCCTTGATATTGAGACATTGTTTTTAGAACTGTGTAAATTGCAGTCATCAGCTCACCCTTACCCGCCAAGTCTGCAAGACCAATATAGTGTGCGTGTTCCAGTACTGGGCTAAGATTTGAATCTCTAGCATCCTTTGAGAAATGCACAGATACCTGTACTTGGATGTTGTCTTTGTTTCCAAAAAAGTTGGTTACACGAGCATAAGCCTCTGGTGCTGGTGCGCCAAATTGAGTTGTGCCTAAGTTTAGTTTAAGTGCCATTATCCGACCTCTATTGTTTCAAGTTTACAAACCCAATGTATAGTGGTACTTGCCGCACCAGTTGCATTGATACTTATTGCTTTATTTGTATTATCTGCTGTTGCAGAAACAACCCATGTTGATGCACTTGCTGTGTATCCTATTGTAGTTACACTTGGAGTTCCAACAAGAGCTACAGTTCCGCTTGTATTTTGTATTGAACCAAGTATCTGATATGAAGCAGTATCGTTTGTTGATGTGTTTCTGCCAGTAATTAATGCCCTAAATGTGTAAGCATAATTTGATGGAATTACTGCTTGATTTAATGTTCCAGCAGTTCCAGAATCAGCAGTTAATACAACTAAAGTGGCAGATGTACTTGTATTCCTTAAAGTATAAATACCTGTTTGAGCATCTCCTTGAGCAGAAAATTCACCAGAAGCATAGGCTTGTGCGCCTATTACACCTCTAGTAATTGCTGATTTACCACCTAAAATTGATGACCAATCGCCTGAAGCAGTATTTCTGTTTGCAGTAGTACCCGCATCACCACCACCACCAATAAAGCTATACGCTCCTGTTGCTTGGTTATTTCCTCCTCCTACTACTACTCCATGAGGTGTGTAGAAAGATAGGGTTATACCAGCAGTAGTTGTTGCGTTTTGAGATATTGTGAATGTATAAGCAGTTCCTGTTATTGTCGTAGAGGATACTGATTGAGATGTTGATACTGTCCAAGTAGAACCAGAGCCTGAAACAATGTATGTTCCCGCAGTAACCCCTGTTCCTGTTAATACTTGTCCTGCTATTATTGTTCCAGAGGTTAAAGAACCTACTGTAAGAGTTGTACCTGAGATAGTGGACGTTGCCATTACCGCAGGAGTTCCTGTTGTTACAGATGATGTTGCGTAGGTTTGTCCTGATATTCCTGTACCCGACACATATTGACCTACTTTAATGCTTGCATTAGTACTTGATAAATAAACTGTGGTTTGAGCAGTTAATGCAATTGTTGTAGCTTGCGTGGTTACTGTGGCATTTGCTGTGCCTGTATTGTATTGTCCACCGCCAATAAAATTGAAATATCCTGTTTGTGAACTTGAGCCATTTTGAAAACCACCAACAACTACAGAAGCATATCCTGATGTAGTGGCAGAATAACCACCAACAGCCGCAGAATATTGACCAGATATTACTGCACCATTTCCACCAGTTAATGATGCACCATAACCTGAAACTGTGTTATTTAAACCGCCACCTAAAGCGGCATAAACTCCGCTTGCCACATAACTTGCTGTGGTTCTACTAGTCTGCCAATCAACCGCATTAGCACCCCTAGCATTACCACCTGTAGCACTAGATGTAGTCTGTTGTGCTTGTAATGCTCCTGTACCCAATGGTTGCAACACAAGAGGTGTATTTGTTCCTCCTGCCGCTTTAATTGCAGGATAAGAAGCATCCCCTACCACCTGAATATAAGTAGTAGAAGCATCTCCAAGGGTTGATGTTCCTGTAACTTCTAGGGTTGTGAATTTACCTGTAGAAGCAGTTGTAGCACCAATTGGTGTGTTGTCTATACTTCCACCAGTAGAAACCAAAGCAGTTGTGGTTAAAGTTCCTGTGTTTGGTACAAAACTCAATTTTGTAGAACTTGTGCCTAAAGCATAGTTTGTTGATCCAGTTGTTCCAGGCGACAAAGTTGGATAAAAAGTGCTTGAACTAGATGTATTGTCTGTTACTTGCACATTTAATGCATTAGTAGATGTTGTTGCAATAGTTGCAGACCCAGCACTTCCATCTATATTTGTACCAGTTAAACTAATAGAACCACTAGCCCTATTTAATAAAATTGAAGTAGTTCCAATGTAAACAGTAGAATTACCAAGTACAGCACTAGGTATAGTCCCAGACAAATTACCAGCAGTTAAACTAGTTAAACTTGCACCAGAACCACTAAAAGCAGTAGATGTTAAAGTTCCTGTGCTTGGTACATATTGCAATTTAGTAGAACTAGTATCTATTGTAGAAGTTGTACCACTTGTCGCATTTACAAATGTAGGGTAAAAAGTGCTTGATGATAATGTTTGATCTGAAATACTTACAGATGCACTAGGAGTTGACCAAGTAGGCGCTCCAGTTCCGTTACTTTGTAAATATTGTCCAGTTGACCCAGCTGCGCTTATTGCTAATGCAGATGCTCCTGAATAAACAATTCCACCAGCGTTTGCAGTTAAATTGGCATTTGTGCCACCATAACTCAATCCAATAACCGATCCATTCCAAGTGCCTGATGCAATTGTGCCTACTGTTGTTAAACTTGAAGAACCCGCTAAAGGAGATGCCCCCAAAGTGTTGTAGCTTACAGTTACAGCAGACCCACCATTAAAAGATGTTGGAGATGCGCTTCCTGTCCCACTACTGTTAAAAGTAACAGAATTGGGCGTATTGGCTGTAACAGTTCCACTTCCTCCTAAAGAAATAGCAGTTCCGTTTACAGTAACGCTTGAATTTGCAAGATTACCATTAGTTATTCCAGCAGTACCACTTAAATTACTATTTGTTAATCCTGTAATAGTATTTGTACTTGCAGCAATTGATTTATTTGTTAATGTATCTGTGGTTGCTCTACCAACCAATGTATCTGTTGATGTGGGTAAGGTTAATGTCCCTACATTAGTAATTGTACTAATTACAGGAGCAGTTAAAGTTTTATTTGTTAATGTTTGTGAGCCAGTTAAAGTAACTACTGTGCTATCTATTGCAATTGTTACAGGGGTACTTCCGTTATAAGATGTTCCTGATAAACCCGTACCTATTGTTAAAGCATTGGAAGCAGTAGCAGTAATAGTACCTGATCCGCCAAGTGCAATATTAGTTCCGTTTACTGTAATTGAACTATTGGTTAATCCAAAATTAGGAATTGTTGCATTTATTTGACTAGGAGCTATAGAAATTGATGTATTTGTTACAGATGTGATCTGACCTGACGCATTTGTTACAAATACTGGAACATTACTTGCAGAACCATAAGTTCCAGCAGTTCCCACAGGGGTAATACTAAATTGATAACCAGAAAGAGTTAATCCTGTTCCAGCAGTATAAGTTGCAGTATTGCTAAACTGTGTAAACGTAATTGGTGTTACACCCAAAGTTCCATTTTGCGGTATGGTCGAAACCCATGCAGAACCAGTTTGAGATGTACCATTTTCAATAAACAAAAACGCTGCTACCAATTCTGCATAAGTTGCAGCATCACTTGATCTTGTCCAAGCACTTGCAGATGCCAAATAAATCCCATTATCTTGTTGGGTTGTTTGGTTTTTTACTAAAACCCTATCACCTACAAGAGTTGTATATCCATCAATTGTCTGCAATCCGGATAAAGTAATATTTGCAGTTGTAGCTACTTGAGCTGGTGCTTTAAAGGATAAACCTTGTAAATAAGCATCAACATAACTTTTGTTGACAATATCCGTAGGATTTACAGGAGTTGTACTAATTGATCCTGTATTTGTTTGGATATTAGTAAAAATTCCACTAGAGGGAGTAACCAACCCAATAGTCGTACTATTAATCGTACTATTTGTAATATTCAATCCGCTTTGTGACGGATTTACAGTTGCGTAAAATGGCTGCCCCTGCCCAATAAAAGTTTGGAATTTCCCAAAAACGTCAAAATATGCCTGAACAGGCAGTAAGTTTTGATCTGAAGTTAGAGCAGGAGCAGTCATTTAGTAAGGTATGCAAGTCATAACAATGACATCACCAGCAGACATATTTGCTGCAAGTCCAGTGGTAATTCCATAGCCAGTTACAGTTACTGATGTTGTAGTGCTTAAAGTCTGTTGCAAAAATAAGCCTGAACCATTAGTAACATCATTAGCTAAACACATCCATCCGTTTGGAGCAGCGGGAAGTGTCAAAGTACCAGATGCAGCACCGCCAGTACCTACAGTAACCGCAAAACAGTTTGGGCTTACACCTTTTAAAGTCGGTGAAGTACCAAAACCACTTGCAATAACTGGTTGAGTAGCGTAAGTGCTCA